GCGTCGCCATCGCGGCCGAAGAGGCCGTCGAGGAGGAAACCATGGCGGCTGACGCCACCACCAAGCCCACGGACGAGGTCGTGTCGACCCCGGCCGTGGCGGCCACGGCGGAGGTCGCCGTGGAGCCCGATCCTGCACCGGCTGTCGACCTGGCCAAGCTCATCGCCACCGTCGACGTCCTCAACAAGAAGGTCACCGACATGGAGAACCTCAAGGCGGCCCGCGACGAGCGGCCGGCGGCTCCGGCCGTGCACATCGTCGAGCACGCCCCGCCGTCGGCGGACGTGATCCAGGCCTCGTTCGCCATGCAGGGTGGCCTGCCGGGCGTCGAGCAGAAGTACGACGCCAAGGTGCTCGAGGCGGCGCACCAGGCCCGCGGGCAGATCACGCTCGGCGAGGTGATCCTGCAGGCGGCCGTGGCCAACGGCTACGACGGCCCGCAGAAGATCACCAGCTCGACGCTGCGTCCGGTGCTGCAGGCGGCCTGGTCGACGCACTCGATCAGCGGCATCCTGTCGGCGACGGTCAACAAGTTCCTGCTGGCCGGCTTCGACAGCGTCGAGTCGGCGTGGCGGAGCATCTCGGCGGTGCGTGCGGTCAACGACTTCAAGACGTTGACGTCGTACCGGCTCAACGGCGGCATGAAGTTTGAGGCCGTGGCGAACGGCGGCGAGCTCAAGCACGCGGCGACGAGCGACGAGTCGCGGACGATCTCGGCGAGCACCTACGGCATCATGACGTCGGTCACCCGCACCGACCTCATCAACGATGACCTGGGCGCGCTCACCGCGGTGCCGCAGCGGATCGGTCGTGGCGGTGCGCTCAAGCTCAACGACGTGTTCTGGGCGTCGTTCCTCGATGACGCGTCGTTCTTCACGACCGCCCGCAAGAACCTCATGACGTCCGGCACCACGCCGGCGTCGGCGGCGCTGTCGGTGTCGAGCCTCAAGAACGTGGTGACCACTTTCAGGAAGTTGAAGGACCCCGACGGCAACCCGCTGGCGGTGACGCCGCGGATCCTGCTCGTGCCGGTCGACCTCGAGGTCGCTGCGCTGGAGATCATGGGCTCGGCCCTGATCCAGAGCGGTGCCACCACGGGGCAGCCGGAGCGGAACGTGCTGGCCGGTCGCTACGAGGTGGTGGCTTCCACCTACCTCACCAACGTGACCGACCACTACCTCCTCGCGTCGCCGGCCGACCTGCCGGTGATGGAGGTGGCGTTCCTCAACGGCGTGCAGAGCCCGGTGGTGGAGACGGCCGAGGCCGACTTCAACGTGCTGGGCGTCCAGATGCGTGGCTACTACGACTTCGGAGTCTCGAAGGCGGAGTACCTCGCGGGCGTCAAGGTCGACGTCTGAACCGTGTCGTGATCATTCGCCGGCGGGCGGGCAGCGTGTCCGCCCGCCGGCACCCACACCCATCAGCAGCAGAGGACTAGTTCCATGGCAGATACGGTTCAGAAGGGCTACTACCTCGACTACACAGCCGCCAGCACGATCGCTGTCGGTGACGTGGTCGTTATCGGCTCGCTCGTCGGCGTCGCTCCGCGTCCCATCGCCAACGGCGAGACGGGCGTGGTGGCCGTCGAGGGCGTCTACAGCGTGCCCAAGCACAGCTCGGGTGCCAACAGCGAGACCATCGCGGCCGGTGCGCAGGTCAAGTGGTACGCCACCAGCGGCGTCGCCACGACCGTCACCGGCGTGAACATGGGCTACGCCGTCGCGCAGGCCGTGACGGGTGCGTCCACGGTGAGCGTCAAGCTCGAGCGCTGATCCGACGCGAGTCCGAGACCTGCCGCAACCCGCCGCCGGCGCGTATCCACAACGCGCCGCGGCGGCGTTGCCGCGCCGTGGAGTGACCGATGTCCGACATGCTCGCCGTAGGCGCGTCCTGGCTGGCTGACCGGCTGGCGACCTCGGCCGGCCGGACGGTGCGGTACGTGCGCGGTGCTACGACGGTGAACGTCACGGCGACCGTCGGCAGCTCCGTATTTGAGGCTGCCGATCAGAACGGCGTCGTGGAGCGGTGGGAATCGCGGGACTTTGTGATCAAAACGTCGAGTTTCCCGCTGGGCGTGCCGCAACGGCACGACCGCGTGGTCGACACGCAGAGCGGGTCCGACGTCACGTACGAGGTGGCGGCACCTCGAGGTATCCCGGTCTGGCGGTACGGCGACGGGTTCCGAGCCACGATGCGCGTCCACACCAAGGCCGTCGCTGACGACACGGCTACCTCCCCTGCCCTGCTCGTCAGGTGGTGGGGCTCGAGCACGGCCGCGGCGATCACCGACGGCCAGATCGCGTCGCAGCTCACAAGCGACATGGCCGACGGTCGCAGCCAGACGCGAACAATCACGGCCACGGCGGCCTACCTGCACTTTGTGCTGCCGGCGTCGTTCGGGTCGCCCACGTTCACGGTCGGCGGCCTGGTCAACTCTGCCTGGGAGACCACGACCAGGTCGATCACGTTTACGGGGCAGGCGGCACGTAGCTACACGATCTACCGCAGCACTTACCCGATCACCGGCACCGTCGTCGTGGTGGTGAGCTGATGGCCAACATCAAGGGCACGAACGTCGCCGCGCCGGTCGTGCCGTTCGACACGACCGACGTGCACCCGAGCCACGAGGCGCTCTACGGCAAGGGCGGCTACCGCACGGTCGCCAGCAATGCGGACAGGGACGCGATCCCGTCCGCACGCCGCGAGGCCGGCATGCTCGTGCATGTCACCGCCACGGGCCTCCTGTGGCAGCTGGGCGGCGACCTGACGACGTGGACGGAGTTCAGCACCTCGGGTGCGACCGGGCCAACCGGACCGCAGGGATCGACTGGCGGCGTCGGTGCCACGGGCGTTGCCGGTGCGACCGGCCCAACTGGCGCCCAGGGCGAATCGATCACCGGACCGCAGGGCGTCCAAGGCGCGACAGGCCCGACCGGAAGCGTGGGTGCCACAGGCTCGGTCGGCTCCACGGGCGCCGTCGGATCGACAGGACCGACAGGACCGCAAGGCGACATCGGAGGCACAGGTGCAACAGGCCCGACCGGTGCACAGGGCAGCTCGGGCGCGCAGGGCGCCACGGGAGCGACGGGGCCGACCGGCTCGTCTGGAGCCGTCGGCGACACCGGCGCTACCGGCCCGACAGGTGCCACAGGCGCCCAAGGCAGCCAAGGCATAGCAGGCGTCACCGGGCCAACCGGGTCGCAGGGTGTCGAGGGTGTCACCGGGCCGACAGGTGAGCAAGGAGCGACAGGCCCGACCGGAGCCGTCGGTGACGTTGGCGCGACTGGGCCGACGGGATCACAAGGCGAGGTGGGCAGCACAGGGCCGACCGGCGCGCAAGGCGTCGCCGGGGACACGGGCGCACAAGGCTCGACAGGTCCGACCGGACCAACCGGCGCCCAGGGCGTGGTCGGCGACGTTGGCCAGACAGGCCCGACGGGAGCCGTCGGTGACAACGGCAGCACCGGGCCGACTGGCGCGCAAGGTGACCAAGGCGTCACTGGGCCGACAGGGCCAACGGGTGCCGTTGGCGCGCAGGGCGACGTTGGCGCGACAGGCGCAACAGGCCCGACGGGTGCTCAAGGTCTCATCGGCGAGACCGGCCCAACGGGCGACCAAGGCGAGCAAGGCGTTACCGGACCAACAGGTGCCAGCGGCGCCGAAGGTGTGACAGGCCCAACCGGGTCGCAAGGTGAGCAAGGCGTGACAGGCCCAACTGGTGCCACTGGCGCGCAGGGCGACATCGGCAACACAGGGCCAACAGGGCCAACGGGATCACAGGGTGACGTGGGCGCAACCGGCGCGACCGGGCCGACAGGCGCTGTCGGTGGCCAGGGCGTGACTGGGCCGACGGGTGCGACCGGCGCCCAGGGTGACGAGGGCGTGACCGGCCCGACAGGCGCCACTGGTGATCAAGGCGTGACAGGGCTAACAGGTGCCGTTGGTAGCCAAGGTGAGGTCGGTGCCACTGGCCCGACCGGCTCGCAGGGTGAGCAAGGTGTCACCGGGCCAACTGGCAGCACAGGGCCGCAGGGATCCGTTGGCGCGACAGGCGCCACCGGCCCGACCGGTGCCCAAGGTGACCAAGGCGTCACTGGCCCAACAGGCGCCACTGGCGACCAAGGCGCAGTCGGCAGCACAGGCCCGACTGGCAGCACGGGACCGCAGGGCGACGTTGGATCGACTGGGCCAACCGGAGCCCAGGGCGACGTTGGCGCCACAGGCCCGACCGGGCCAACAGGCTCCGTCGGCTCGCAAGGCGTCACAGGGCCGACGGGCGCGACTGGCAGCACAGGGCCACAAGGATCGGTTGGCGACGTCGGTGCAACAGGCCCGACAGGCGAGCAGGGATTGCAGGGCGTGACCGGGCCGACCGGCTCAACCGGTCCGCAAGGTGACCAAGGCGTCACCGGGCCAACGGGTGCTGTCGGTGCACAAGGCGAAGTCGGATCGACTGGGCCTACTGGGCCGACAGGCAGCACCGGGCCGCAAGGCGTCGTCGGTGACACGGGATCCGTTGGTGCCACTGGGCCGACAGGGCCGACAGGAGCTGTGGGATCGCAAGGCGTGCAAGGCGACCTGGGTGCCACCGGCCCGACGGGGGCGACGGGTGCCCAGGGCGACGTCGGGTCGACCGGGCCAACGGGGCCAACCGGAGCGCAGGGCGCGACGGGCGACACGGGATCCGTGGGCGCGACCGGCGCCACAGGTTCGACCGGGCCGACAGGCAGTCAAGGCTCACAAGGTGTGACAGGGCCAACCGGCGCAACAGGCCCGACAGGCATGGCCGGCGTCGGGTTTAGCGACGGCGACAAGGGCGACATCACGATCTCGAGCAGCGGCACGGTGCTGACGATCGACAACGACGCCGTCACGTACGCCAAGATTCAAAACGTCAGTGCCACCGACCGCCTGCTCGGTCGCTCGTCGTCCGGTGCAGGCGACGTGGAGGAGATCACCTGCACGTCGTTCGGCCGCTCGCTGATCGACGACGCCGACGCCGCGACGGCACGCACCACGCTCTCGGTGCAGCCGACGGCGAGTCCGGCGTTCACCGGCGCGGCGACGTTCGCCAACACGGGCGACGTGGTTCCGCTGACCGTGACGAACGCAGGCACGGCGAATAGTTTCGTCGTCAATGACGCGAGTGGTGATACGTCGCCGTTTGTGATTGATGCGAGCGGTCAGGTTGGCATAGGCACCAGTGCACCACAGCGGAAACTGCACATAGCCAACGACGGCGCAGAGGGACTTGAGTTTTTTGTCGGCATTTTCTCTGGCGAAAGCCGCATCAACGCTTTCAACCGTTCGTCTTCGTCTTGGAACAAGTTCTCTATCGGATGCAGCACGCTGGAGTTCTTCGTTGGATCGGGCGGGACTTCTGCGCTTGCCATCTCCTCCACCGGCACCGCCACGTTCGCGGGACAGATCGTCGGACAGGCAGGGGCGGCGATCTCTGGTGGTGCGGTCACAGTCACGTCGCCGCTGCGACTCACAGGCACCGTCGCTGGCAACAACAGGATGCTGGAGTGGCAGACCAGCGGAACTACGCGATGGCAGGTGTCGGCCCACTTCAACGCCGAATCTGGAAGCAACGCCGGGTCAGACCTCTACGTGAGTCGATGGTCTGATTCTGGCGTTTTTCTTGGCACTCCGCTCCAGATTCGCCGTGACACTGGAATGGTGACGTGCGAGTCAGGGCTGACCGTGCAAAACAGTCCCGTGACGGTTATTGGGGGAAGCGTCTCAGCGTGCAGCGTGGCACCGAGCGGCGATCCCAATACGGGGCTGTATTTCCCGGAGGCGAACGTCGCGGCGGTGGTGACGGATGGAGTAGAAGCCGTCACCGTAAACAGCGGGCAAATGCTGTTGTGTCGGAAGGGCTTCGCGCTGCAAGGCGAAGCGCGGCCAAGTTCTGGCGCTGGGCTAGAGGTCAACTACGTCTCTGCCAGCAACGCGGCGACTATCGGTGCGTATGACCGCACAAACAACGTCTACAAGGAACTGCACCTCTTCGGTTCGGTCATCGACTTTCAAATCGGTGCCGGATCGGACATGCTGCTGAACGCTTCTGGCGAGTTGCTGATTGGTACAACTTCTGACAACGGAAACTACAAACTCCAAGTCAACTCGCAGATTTACGCCACCAACGCGACCATCGCCACGTCCGACGCCCGCTTCAAGACCAACGTCGAACCACTAGCCGACGCCACCAGCGTCATCGAATCGCTGCGGCCCGTCGCGTTCGACTTCATACCGCAGGCCGACCGCAACTTCGCCACAGAGCGTCAGGTCGGACTCATCGCACAAGAGACGCAGGCGGCGCTCGCAGGCACCGACTACGCCGATAGCGTGGTTGCACAGTGCGGTGACCATCTCGGACTCGCATACGAGAAACTTGTGCCGGTGCTGATCAAGGCACTGCAAGAGAGCAACGCACGCATCGCCGCACTAGAGGAGCGAATCAATGGCTGACATCCCCACGCTGTACTGTGCTGAACCGCTGGACGTGCCTGCAAAGGTGTTCGGCAAGTTGTGGATTAGAGAGATCGTCCTGTCATCTCCGACGGGCGGCGAGGCCGAGGCCCGCGTGACACTGGTCCGATTCCGCACCACCGAAGACGGCGTGGAGGAAGCACCAGCCGAGCCGATCCGGCTCCACGTGCGCGACCTGCTCGCGGGAGCGGAGGCCGACGCGGACCTCGCGGCGGCGGTGGGGGCGCTGATGAACTACGTGGCGAAGGTCGGCATCGAGCAGGGCGTGGTAGCAGGGCCGGACGCGTGACCGCACCCCCTCACCTCGAGGCCGCCCACAGGGCAAAGTGATGCCATGCCGTTCTACAGCCTCCCTTCCGGTGGATCGCCCGTCCTGGCCGGCGTGACTGCGCCGACGGGTGGCGTCGGCAACAACGGTGACCTGTTCATCGACACGGTTGGCCGCAAGCTTTACGGCCCGAAAGAGTCGGGCACCTGGCCCAGCGGTCCGATTGATCTTGCGATCACCGGACCGACAGGCCCAACGGGTGCTGTCGGTGCGACAGGAGCTGCGTCTACAGTCACTGGACCGACTGGCTCGATCGGCAGCACAGGACCGACCGGAGCCTCTGGCGTCACAGGTCCGACCGGTTCGTCTGGATCAGCAGGCGTGACAGGGTCCACAGGCCCGACCGGTGCTGCGTCGAATGTAACCGGACCAACCGGGCCGACCGGTGTTGGAGGCGCCACAGGCCCGTCTGGTGGACCGACTGGCGACGTTGGCCCGACTGGTGCAACAGGCTCCACAGGAGTCACAGGGCCTACCGGCGGCTCAGGAGCTACTGGGCCAACCGGAGCTGGAGGTCCGACAGGGCCTTCTGGTGGTCCAACCGGTGCTACCGGCCCAACAGGCGCACAAGCTGCATCCGCGATTGGACTCATCCTCGCACTGTCATAGGTGACTCATGGCCGCTCCCAACATCGTCGGACCCACGACCATCACCGCGAAGACCGCGTACTTGTCCGCGGTCACGGGCGCCACGGGCACGGTGCTGCTCAACAACGCCGCCAGCTCGGGCAAGGCGCTGCAGGTGCAGTCGCTCTACGTGGCCAACGTCGACGGGTCTCTTAACTGTGATGTGACGGTGAAGCTGCACAGCCAAGATGACGGCGGCGGCACCGGTCACGCTATCTGCTCGACAGTAACTGTCCCGGCCGACGCCACGCTCGTCGTCGTCAGCAAGGACACCACGATATGGCTGGAGGAGGATCGTTCAATCGTCGTCACGCCGAGCGCGTCGAACGACCTCGAGTTCGTGTGCAGCTATCTGGAGATTTCTTGACGCTATGGGGCGCATACCAGGCGGGTACATCGGGATCGGTCCGCCAGCCCCCAGCACGTCGAGTGCTGTTGGTGTTTGGCCGCTGCACTTGCACTACTGGTACAAGCGCAACTCGATGTGGCCGCCGTCTAATGCAACCGATCAAGACTTTAGTAGCGTGTCGCTGCTCTTGCACATGGACGGCTCCAACGCCAGCACGACGTTCACCGACTCGTCGTCCAACGCGTTCTCCGCGACGGCCAACGGCAACGCACAGATTAGTACGACCCAAAGCAAGTTTGGCGGCGCCAGTGGCAAGTTTGACGGCAGCGGCGACTACGTGCAGATCACGTCGGCCACCGCGCTAGAACTAGGGTCCGGCGATTTCACGATCGAGCTGTGGTACTACCACGACGGTGGCAATCAACAATTCGCCGGACTGGTCGGCAAGGGTCCTGTAGGAAGCACCCCATCGGACGCGTGGACGCTGGAATTTGGTGGGAGTGGGATCATTTTCGTGCCTTGGGCTGCAAACACCGAAACGGTCACAACGACTGAGCCCACCCAGAACGCATGGCACCACGTCGCCGTCACTCGCAGCGGATCCACGCTGCGGCTTTTCATTGACGGCGTGCAGTCTGCGTCGAACACCGTGTCGTTTACGGTCAGCACCAACAACAGCGGACCGCTCGTGATCGGTGGCGGTGCGTTCGCTCCGTCGACACGATCGTTTTCTGGGTACATCGACGACCTCCGCATCACAAAGGGTGTCGCTCGATATACGGCAGGGTTCACACCACCCACGGCAGCGTTCCCCGACTCATGATTCTTGTCACCGGCGGAGCCGGTTTCATCGGCAGCCACGTCGTCGACCAGCTGCTCGACGCTGGCAGGCGAGTCGCAGTCCTCGACGACCTGTCGACCGGCAGCCGTGCCAACGTGCCGCCAGGCGTTGCGGTGCACGTGGTCGACGTGCGGGACGCCGGCAACGTCGAGCGAGTCGTCCGGGAGGTGCGACCGACGGCCATCTGCCACCAGGCCGCACAGATCAGCGTGAGTCGGTCGGTGCGAGACGTGGCATTCGACGCCGAGGTCAACGTTGTCGGGCTGATCAACGTCGTCTCTGCTGCCGTACGGAATGACTGCCGGCGGATCGTCTTCGCGTCGTCAGGCGGCGTCGTCTACGGCAACGTTGGCGAGCCGGCCGTCGAGGAGGCCGTCCGAGACCCGGTCAGTCCGTACGGTCTGGCCAAACTGACGGCGGAGCGGTACCTGGCTTGGCACGCACACTGGTACCACATGCAGGCCGTGGCACTGCGGTATGCCAACGTCTACGGGCCACGGCAGAACCCGCACGGCGAGGCCGGCGTCGTGGCGATCTTCTGCCGGGCGGCGATGGATGGTCGGCCGTGCCAGATCCACGGCGTCGGCAGCCAAGTGCGGGACTACGTGCACGTGCGGGACGTGGCTGCCGCCAACGTGCTGGCGCTGACTGCAGAGCTGCCATACGGCAGGCTTTTCCCGGTCAACGTGGGCACCGGCGTGGGCACGACCGTGGCCCAGCTCGAGCAGCTCGTGCGAGGCGAGGTTGAGGCCGTCACGGGGCGTGGCCTGCCGCCACCGGTGCACGGCAAGCCCCGAGCCGGCGACCTCGGAAGCAGCCTGGTCGACTCAGCCTTCGCCGAGCACCTGCTGGGCTGGAGGCCGGCCGTCACCTTGGCCGCCGGCATCCGCGAGACGGTACGGCACGCTGCCGTCCACGCGGCTGCCTGACCCCCTCTGCCGCCTGCCGGCCGCTGGTCACGATGGCGGCATGGTGGAGCACCTCGCCGGGCTGTTGCAGCACGCCTACTACTGCGACGAGATCGCCGCCGGCCGCCGCGCGGCCGAGCAGTTGCTGGCCGTGCCCGGCCTGGCGGTCGAGACCGAGCAGCTCGCCCGCAGCAACCGCGCGTGGTACACGCCGCTCCTGGCCGAGCTGGTGCCAGCGGTTCGGCACGTCAGGATCGCCGTGGAGCCGGTGCACGACGGGTGGTCGACCTTTAACCCGACGATCGCGGTCGTGGCTGGCGACCTGATCGGGATCGTGCGGTCGAGCAACTACCAGATCGTCGACCATCAGTACCGAATGCCCGAGGCGGACGGCGGCGTCATCCGCACCGAAAACATCCTGGTTCGGTTCAGCCAGGACCTCGGCGTCGTCAGTCAGCGGCACATCGTCGCCCCGGAGTACCCGACGAGCGGCTACCCAGTGCACGGCCTCGAGGACTGCCGGCTGCGGCACACCGAAACCGGTCTGGGCGTGTCGGCGACGGTGCGGAACGCGGCACCGTGGACCGACGGCCGCTGCCGGATCGCCACGGCTGACCTCGACGTCCGCTCGGCAACCATGTCGCAGCTGCGGGTGCTCGACAGCGTGTCAACGCAGGAGCACGAAAAAAACTGGATGCCGATCCTCGCAGCGCCTGGCGGCTGGCTCTACGGCTGCCACCACGACGGCCACCTGGTCACGGTCGACGCCAATCCCGAGCTGCCAGGCGGCTACGTGCTGTCGAGGCGCGGTGCGACGACGCCGCTGGCCAAGCGGTTCCGGGGCGGGTCACAGCTCGTGCCCTTCCGAGACGGTTGGCTTGGGTGCGTGCACGAGGTGTGCTACGTCGGCTCGCAGCGTGTGTACGAGCATCGGTTCATCTGGCTCGACGCCGGCCTGCGGCTCGCGCGGGTCTCCCCTTGGTTCTCGTTCCGCGAGCTGCGGGTGATCGAGTTCGCCGCCGGCCTTGCGGTCCAAGGCGACCGCGTGATCGTGTCCTACGGCGTGCACGACGCGGAGGCGTGGGTGTGCGAGCTGCCGGCCGACGCCGTCTGGGAGGTGCTCGATGCCACCGAGTAGGGAGCAGGTGCTGGCAGCCTTGGTCGACGTCTGGCGGACGGGCGACTGGTTCCGCCTGACGGACGAGGTCGCCGGCCACTACGCCAACAAGGCCGCCGTGTGTGCCGAGTTCGCACCGGGCAGCGTGATCGAGATCGGCACCAGGGCTGGCTACTCGCTCGCGGCGTTCGCCGTGGCGGCACCGATGGCACGGTACCTGTGCATCGACGGCGGCCTCGACGACGACTCGCCCGAGTGCCTGCGGCACTGGCACGCCGTCCGAGCCCGCCGCGGCATCGATGCCCAGCTCGTCGTCGTGGACACGCAGCACGTCCGCGAGCTGCCGCGGGCGGACTTTGCCCACGTCGACGGCGACCATTCCTACCAGGGTGCCCTGCGGGACCTGCGGCTGGTGGCCGCGTGCCCGGTGATCCTGGCGGACGACTGCGACAACCCGCACGTGCGGCGGGCGGTGCTCGAGTTCCTTGACCAGGCCAAGCGGCCGGCCAGGTGGATCGACGACGGCCTGCGGCAATGTGCGGTGATCACCACATGAAAATCGGCATCTACGCGCTCGCCAAGAACGAGGAGTCCCATGCGATCGACTGGGCCGAGTCGACCGACGGCGCCGACGTGGTGATCGTCACGGACACCGGGTCGACCGACTCAACGCCCGAGCGGCTGCGGTCCTGCGGCATCACGGTGATGACGGGCAACGTGATCCCGTGGCGGTGGGACGACGCACACAACCTGTCGCTGTACCACCTGCCGGACGACGTGGACGTGTGCGTGCGGCTGGACCTCGACGAGCGGCTGCAACCCGGGTGGCGGGAGGCGATCGAGCGGGCGTGGACTGGCAACGTCAACAACCTGCGGTACCGGTACGTGTGGTCGTGGAAGTCACCTGGCGTGCCCGGGCTTGTGTTCCTTTCGGACCGCGTCCACGCCCGCCGCGGATTCCGGTGGTCGGCACCGACGCACGAGGGGCTCGTGTGCTGGTCGGGCGAAAAGGTGCAGGCCGTCGCCGACGGACTGGAGATCCACCACCACCGGACGCCGGGCAAGCGGCACAAGACGGACCTCGAGCTGCTCGAGGTCGCCGTCCGCGAGGCGCCGCACGACGCCCGTGCTCACTGGTACCTAGCCCGTGAGCAGGAATGGGTCGGGCACCCGGCCGCCGCGGCGACGTTTGCGCACTACCTCGGACTCCCGGGCACGCCGACCGAGCGGTCGTACGCCTACCGCGCCCTGTACAGGCTGACGCAGGACGAGCGGCACCTGCACCGGGCGGCCTACGAAGCGAAGGCGGAGCCCGACGCGTGGCAGCAGCTCGCGTGGGTGCATTACCAGCGGCAGGAGTGGGTCGAGTGCCTGACGTTCGCGGAGGCGGCCATGCAGGCCACCGGCGAGTCGACGCACGCCACCGATCCGGACGCTGTCACCAAGGCCTACGACCTGGCGGCCGTGGCTGCATGGAATCTAGGCAAGCACCCACAAGCCCTGCAGTACGCACGCGAGGCTGTGCGACGATGCCCGGACGACCCGCGGCTGGTCAAGAACGTGGAGCAGATCGAGGCCCATGAGCAGCACGCTGCGTGAGATTGCCGACGCTCTTGCCGACGGCCTAGACGCCGAGACGTTCACGTCGGTGGCGACGCAGCCGGCCGTCGAGCGGGTCAACTGGCCGGACTACACCATCGAGGAGATGGTCGACCCGGTGATCGCGGTCATGCCGGGCACGTTGACGATCGAGCGAGTCGACCGCACGCACCACCAGTACGACTACCAGGCGACCGTCTTCGTCGGCCGGCACACGCCGTCGGACGAGATGGCCGACGACATGCTGGACCTGGCCGAGGAGATCGCGGACGCGATCCGGGCACACAGCTGGGACCAGGCGGTCGTCTGGCCAAGCGGCGTGACCACGCCTGTCGAGGTCGCGATCGAGGTGAACCCGGACGACGCACTGCACGACCGCAACGTGTGGCGGGCGGTGATCACGGCCACCTACAGGACGTTCCGCTGATGGCCGGCCGACGTGGCGGAAACCGCCGGCCAGTGTCGGCCGCGACCGCGAGCCAGCGGGCGATCACCGCGCGGGTCAAGGGACAGTTTTTCGACCGCTCCAAGGTTCGCCGGCTGCTCGAGCGAGCCAACTACGAGGCGCTCAAAAAGGCCGGTATGGACATCCGCCAGGCGTCGAAAAAGGGCATCGGTCAAAACGCACCCAAGCGCACCAAGGCCGGGCAGCGCGAGGTCAAGGCCGGGGCAGTCGTCGAGTTCATGAACGGCCTGTACCGAGACCTCACGATGCTTGGCAGCGGCAAGCCGCGGCCAGCCGGCAAGCCGCCAAAGTCGTGGGCGCCAAAGCGCTGGCTCTACAACGACATCATGTACTACTGGGACGGGACTACACGCAGCGTCGTCATCGGCACACTTAAGTCCGACTGGCTTGGCCGGCTGCACGAGTTTGGCGGGTCCCTGACGCTGACGGCGTGGCGGATCGGCGTTGGCGCCGCCAGGCGTGCGAAGGATGCGCGGGATGCCGGCAAGCCGATCCCGAGACGTTCCAGCGGCGACTACGACTATGGCGCGATCCTGTGGACTCACAAGGGATTCCGGGGTGCGAGCAACTGGGATAAGACCACGATCACGCGGTCAGTGAGCTATCCCAAGCGGCCGTTCATGCAGGGCGCCGCCGGTGTCCAGAAGGTCGTGGCCCGCATTTTTACGCGGTTCCGCGACACCATCCGCGCGGCCTAACGGTCCACACCCCCTGCGGCAGCCGCGTCGCCTGGCCGTACCCTGCCAGTGACACCAGCAGGAGCCACACATGGCCGTCACGCTCGGCAAGGACGTCACGATCTCGGGCCTGTCGAATGCCCGATCGATCACCGTGAACAACACCGCAAACGAGGTCGACGTCACCAAGTTCGGTGACACGTTTCGGACCTTCGTCAAGGCCATGGTCGAACAGACCATCGAGGTAGAGTGCGTCGACGACCCGGGCAAGGACGTCGGCCAGACGTTCACGCTCACCGGCACGACGACTGGCAACGCCGTCGAATTCGTCGTGACGAACGTGGCCCAGTCGCAGCCGATCGACGGCATCATCACGTACACCGTCAGCGCCCAGCGATACAAGACCCAGACCTGACCGGAGACCACCATGGCGATCACCCTCGGCTTCAAGGCGGCGAGCGCCCCACCGTTCGGCACCGACGTCATCTCGGCCACGTACACCGAGGAGGCCGAGGTCGTCGACGTGTCCAACCGTAGCAACGTCGGCACCGGCACGGTCGGCTATCGCGCCTTCGATACCGGATTCAAGTCGCAGACGTGGGAGATCGAGTGCCACGACGCCACGGGCGTCATAACTCAGCTCGTCAGCAACACCGCGACGAGCAACTTCGTGGTGATGGGTGTCACCGAGAACGTGTCCATCGACGGCGCCGTGACGTACACGATCACCGCGCGTCGGGGAGGCATCTGACTCGTGGCGATCACGCTCGGCAAGGACGCGACGCTGACCGTCGGCGACGTCATCGCGAGCGTGCGAAACGTCACGTGGACAGCGACAGCCCGCACGATCGAGATCGAGGAGTATGGGTCGCGCGAGCAGGCCGTGTATTCCACCGGCTGGGCTGCGACCGTGTCGTTTGAGATCAACGACGACGGTGACATGGATCTCGATCTGCTACTCGACGGCACGCTCGTGGCCGTATCTGGCGGGGAAGCCGGCTGGTCCTTCGACGCTGTCGTTACCGGCATCAGCGAGACCAACCCGCTCGACGGGGCGACGAGCTGGACCGTCGAGTGTGCGTTGACCAGGTCTGGGCTCAGGAGCTGACCATGCGTGAGTTCAAGGACGACGAAGGCCGCCCGTGGCGCGTCGTGATGACGTGCGGTGCGGCCGCTCGAGTCAAGGATCTAGTGCGTATCGACGTCCAAGAGGACGAAGAGCATCCGGACGGCTCTGTCTGCAAGGTCGACCGGTCCATTCCGTTCGACTTGATCGACGTGTCGACGATCGGACGAGCCTTGGAGGTCATCCGCTCACGGTACACGACGATCGGCGAGGTGCTCTACGCGATCCTCTGCCGACAGGTCGACGAGCGCAAGCTGACCAAGGAAGAGTTTCTGGAGTCGCTGCGTGGTGACTCGCTTGAGGCGGCGCAGCGTGCGCTCGAGGAGGAGCTGGTCGATTTTTTCCCCCTCCGCCTTCGCCGCATGATCAAGCAGCTCGTCGAGCGAATGGACGAGCTGCAGGCCGAGCTGGCCAATCGGGCGGAGGCGCAACTGCAACAGACGACGGTCGAGTCCCTACTCGCACAATCTGGGACGCCATCTACGAGGCCGCAGGAATCCTCGGAGTCAACCCAGATGAATGGACCATCCGTGGACTCTTCGCCGCTCGCGACGCTCGTCTAGAGCAGGAGTGGTGGCGGGTCGCGTGGCTCATGAGTCAGCAGGCCAACCTGCACCGCAGCAAGGGACAGCCGCAAGCCAAGCCGATCGAGTTCAACCCGTTCGCGAAAAAGGCAGCGCCTCGCCAGGCGACGCCCGACGAGATCCGCAAGCTGCTCGGGCCGAATTGGCATGAGGTGAACACATGAGTGCCAACGCAGTCCGCCAGGGCAAGGTCTACGTCGAGATCGGCGCGGACCCGAAGAAGCTGTTCGCGGCCCTCGGCACGATCAACAAGCGAATGGGGCAGCTCGGCTCGTCGATGATGTCCATCGGCAGCCGGCTGATGGCCGCCGGCAGCGCGATCACGGCACCGATCGCTGGCGCGGCGGCTGCATTCTCCGAGGTTGGTGACGCGGTGCAGAAGATGGCCGCGCGCACCGGCCTGTCGACGGAGGCTGTGTCCGCGTTTGGTTTTGCGGCCGGGCAGTCGGGTACCGACATCGGCACGCTAGAAAAGGGCATCCGCACGATGCAGCGGACGCTCGACACGGCATCGCAGGGTGGCAAGGCCGCCGCCAAGGCGTTTGAACGGCTCGGCGTTGACGTCAACGCGCTCAAGCAGCTGTCGCCCGAGGATCAGTTTCTGGCGTTGTCCGACGCGCTCGCGCAGGTGCAGGACCCGGGCGAGCGGGCGGCCTTGGCGATGGCCGTCTTCGGCCGTGCCGGCACCGCGATCCTGCCCATGCTCGAGGACGGTGCCGGCGGCATCCGGGCGCTCATGCAGCAGGCCGAGCAGCTCGGCATCGTGATGGATCAGGAGACGGCCGACTCCGCGGCACGACTCAACGACTCGATCGGCGAGCTGATGACGGCGCTCAAGGCCGTGACCGTCACGGTGGGCGCAGCCGTCGCGCCGGCCATGGCGGGACTGTCGTCGTCGATCGCAATCCTTGTCGGCCAGGTGTCGAGGTACATCAGCGAAAACAAGGTCTTCGTGCAGCAGGCGTTGGCCGTGGGGGCCGCGATGGTGGCGGTCGGCGGCACACTCACGGCCGCCGGCTTTGCGGTCAAGACGCTGTCGACCGGCGTGGCGGCGCTAGTGTCGCCGCTGGTGTCGACGGTCAAGGTTGCCTACCAGCTCGCGGCCTCGTTTGTGTCCGCGGCCGCCGGTGCCGTGCTGTACGGCGTGAAAACGACCGTGGCCGCGGCTACCAGCCTGGCCGCCTGGGTGGCCGCCAACGCCCCGCTGGCGATCGCCGTAGGCCTGCTGGGCGCCGTGGCGGGTGCTGCCATCTACGCAGCTGGCGGCTTTCACCAGATCGCATCGGCCATCGGCGGAGCATTCGTCGATGCCGGCAACAACGCCATGGGCGTGCTACGCGACCTGGGCGCGACCGCCACCGCCACGTTCGACGGCGTGTACCAAGAGCTGGCCGCCGGCAATCTGGCGGGCGCCATGGACATTCTGTGGCTCGGGCTACAGGCCGGCTGGGCGCGAGGCGTCGAGGCCCTTATGGGGCAGGTCGACTCGTGGGTGGCGACGTTCCAGAACACGTGGACGTATCTGGGCACGGCCGTGGCCACGACGTGGGAAGGCATGTGGTCGTACGTGGTGCAGGGTGCCAACACGTTCGGTGCGATCCTGCAGGGCGCCTTCGACAACGTCATCAACGGCATTCTGGCGGCTTGGGACACGATGGAAGCCGCCGTCCGCAAATCTTGGAACTATGTGCAGTCCTTCATCAAGCGCGGATACGACTTGGCCAGGGAGAATGCCAAGGTCAATGACGAGATGTCAGCACGTGCCGCAGCTCGTGCACAGGCCCGCCCAGGCGTGGCAAGCCGCATGGAGACGGCGTCGCAGCAAAACGCACAGATGGCCGCAGAAGCACAGCGCAACATCGATGCGATGAATGCCGGAGCCGACGCGACCGCCCAAGGCCGGCTGGCCACCAACGCGCAGCGAGCCGCCGACCGTCGCAGTGCCACGCAAGATGCCCAGGCTGCACTGGCCGAGGCGTTGGCAGCGTCAGCGGAGCGTGCAGCCGAGCGAGCCGCCGGCGGAAACGAGCAACGCATCCGGGAAGGTGCTGGCGCCGCTGCCGCCGGCATGGAGCGCGGTGAGGTGGTCGGCACGTTCTCTGCTGCAGCGGCCAGCGGCCTCGGGTTTGCAAAGTCGCTCGCACAGCAGCAGGTCGACCTGCTAGAGCGGATCGCGGACAACACGGACGAAGACCCGGCACTGGTGGGGACCTGACGCATGCCGACATACACATGGGTCGAGGACTCCGCGAGCCGGTCGGCGACGATCTACCGTCTGGGCCAGCGCAGCCAGAACACGTACAAGAAGTCGTGGAAGATTTTCGGCACGACCGACGACCGTGCCGTACACGACGACGTCAACGTGACGCTGTGGACCAGCTACCTCTACTGGGAGTACCCCGGTCAGCCGCAGAACAAGCTGCAGGCCGAGAGCTACACGCTCGACTACCTGGGCGATGAGGCGTGGCAGCTGACGGTGAGCTACGTCAGTCGCGGTGCGGACGACGACCAGAAGCCGGACCCGCTGCGTCGCTCGAGGTCGTTCGACACCAGCGGCGGCACGCAGCACATCACGCAGCAGCCGCAGCTGGGCGCCGGCACGTCCGACCGCACCTACAGCACCGAGAAACGGTATCCGTCCGGGACGGCACCCGATCAGCAGGGCGCCATCGGCGTCGACGGCGACAGCGTGCAGGGCGTCGACATCGTGATTCCGGCGCTCCAGTGGACCGAGACGTACGACGTCCCGGCTACGTACGTAACGACCGACTACATCAAGAAGGTTTCGGCGCTCACCGGCACGGTTAACAACGCAGCGTTTCGGGGCTTCGCCGCCGGCGAGGTGCTGTTCTTGGGCGGCACCGGTTCGCAGGACTGGGACGCCGAGAAGGGCAACTCGCCCTGGTCGCTGTCCTACAAGTTTGTCGCACAGAGCAACGCCGACGGGACAACGATGCCCACGCTCACCGTAGGCACGGTCACCGGCGTTAACAAAAAAGGCCACGAGTACATGTGGGTGCGGTACGAGGACTCCGTGTCGGACACCACGCAGCTCAAGCGGCCCAAGTTCGTGTACGTCAACCAGGTCTACGCCGAGACCAACTTCGCCCTGCTCGGCATCGGAGTCACCTGATGCCAAGCCGGCGAGACGGACGCATCGAGGCCGGGCAGCCGTTGGCGTCGGCGATCTCGGCCAGGGCATGGAACCGCGCCCAAGATGCCGCAGACATCGTGCTCGGCAACCGCCCCGGGTTCGCGGCCGACGGCGTGGCGGCCCGCGTGCACGTGCTGGGCAAGACCTCGAGCACGTGGACTAAGGGCACGGCGCAGAACATAACCGTATGGGCTGGCGATCTCGGCAGCGAAGCTGCCACATCCGACGTGCTGCGGGCGTGGAACAAGTTCGCCGACGTGGCGGCCAACAAATGGGTCATGCTCGCCCGCGTCGGGCAACTGTGGTACCTGATCGCCGCGGAGTGCTGAGATGCTCGGCAGTCCGTGCAATCCGTGCTGTGACCAGTGCGGTGGCAATAAGCCCTACGTCGCACCGGCCAATACCGGCGCTTGGGTGCCGTCCGGCAGTTGGGACGACGTGGGCGGTGCCACGTGGACCCTGAACGAGAGCATCGCCAGTGATGCCTGGTTCTTCTACGGGTCAGAAGGCACAAGCAAGTTGGGCGGCGGTGCCGTTCTCGATGAACAGCGGGCATGGGACAACCCGTGCAATTGGTACAGCGTCAAGACGACGGCGCCGAGCGACACGCTCAACCTGCCAAACACATTGATGGCCCGTGCCACCGGGCTGCCGCCGTCAAACGCTACGATCCACGTCTACAGCTACCTGAACCTGAAAGCAAACAGGACGGTGCAGCGGGCGTACTTTTGGAACACCATTCTGGCGCGCGGCTTTAATTTGACGACCACGCACACTGCATACGGAACCACGCACGGATCTGTATTTAGCAACTCTACGACATACGGCGTTTCAGTCTACGGAGGAGCCCTGTTTCGCAGCGGCGCGCTAAATGGTGCAAACGTTTACAACGGGGCGACGTTTGCAAGCGCCGCAAACGCCGGTGGCGGTCAACTGACACTCACTGGTCCTAAATACGACTCATTTGTGGTTGACTACCAAGAAGTGGGTCAGCCGGTAACTACACTAATCGAGGACGTTCTGAATGGCATAGTGTACGACGGCGCTGTGTTCAACAATAATTCACGAAACGGCAGTTTCTTTCAAATCGAAAAATCATCTTTGGAGACCGGCGTTTCTGGCACTGGAATCGTATTCGGCGGTGCCGTGTTCAGCACATCATCCTACAACAACAGTTTCGTGAACGGCGGTGCGGTGTTCAATTCAGGAAGCGTCAACAACGGAAGCCCGCATATTTTGGGTTTTGGTCCGAGTGTATTTGCTTTCAAATATTCCGCCACCGTCAACGGCGGCGCCATTTTTAACGCTGGAGAAAACTGGGGTATTGTCAATGGCGGTGCCGTTTTCAATGGAGCATCGACCAATAGGTTTGGCGTCGTGAATGGAGGCGCGACTTTCAATGGCACATCACGCAATAGGTATCAAGATCGCTTCCCGGATCCACCGTTTGTCAGTAAGGTCGCGGGTGGTGCCACATTTAACGACGACGCATGCACAGAGTGGAGTTTTGGTGGCGACTTCGTAGTAGATGTGATTGGGCTTCCAACGTGCAACGGCACAGCCAATTCGCTCGGCCCAACGTGCGGCTGCGGGTGACGCATGCACGGGCCTTGCTCGTATGACTGTCGTCTCGACCTGCAGCGTGGAGTCCATGTTTGTGTGTGCGACCACTGTGGCAAAACGATCGAGTCACTGCCGGAAGCGTTGGGTCAGCAATCGCACGCGTCGGAAAAACCGAGCCACGAGGCATCCGGCCCCGGCACGGAACTGTCCAAACTCCTAAAGCGTTTTGGAATCGAGCCGACGCCGACCTGTCAGTGTCGCGCAAAAGCCTCCCAGATGGACGCGTGGGGCGTGGATGAGTGCTCGAGGCCGGAGCGCATTGATGAGGTCGTCGCCGTGATGCGTGCGGAGGCCGAGGCCCGCGGCATGCTGTTTCTCGACGTGGTCGGCCGCCTGCTCGTGAGACGTGCCATACGTAGCGCCAGACGCGCCGCCAGCAACGCTGGCAACACGGTTTCCTGACACGCCACACCCGGGGCTGGCCGCCGCCCATCTCAGGTAGGGTGGTGTCATGGCGAGGCGACAGCGGACGATCGAGATCGCCGGTGCCAAGTGGCACATCGTTCGGGCACGGCTGCGCAATCTCTACGGCCTGTGCGACTACGCCACGCGCACGATCAAGGTCGACTCCCGCCTGACCGGCACCGACTACCTCGACACGCTCCTGCACGAGCTGATCCACGCCCGCTGGCCGGACATCTCAGAAGAGAGTGTCCAGGAGTTTGCCGGCATGCTCACGACCGTCCTCGAGCAGGAGGGGTATCGCCGTGACGAGTGACGACACGACGTCGATCATCGACCAGGTGCTCGCCGTCGCGGCGAACAAAGGCCCAGGGTATGCGCCGTGGTACATGCGGCTGCCGGAGGCCGACCTGCGGCAGCTCGAGGAGCTGCGGGATCGGTGGCGTGTCGGCCAGGTGCCGATGCACAAACGGGCGCTGGCCCGGGCGATCGTCACGGTGTGCCAACAGCGTGGCCACGACATCTGCGGCATCCAAGGAGTCGAGGCGTGGATCGGACGACGAAGCCACTAGCCGACGCCGTCCTGGCCGAGGCGGCAGCCGACGTGCCGCAGGGCAAGGACGCCGAGCAGATCACGCAGCGCACCGACGGAGACACCGTCGAGGCCCGCAGCGTCTCGCGCACAATTCGCACGGTCGAGGACCTCCTGCGGCACATCGAAGCCGACATGACCAAGTACGAGGTCGCGGCGTCCGAGGCCACGAAGTGGGAGGGCATGTCAGTCGACCGGTCGACCGGCCAGCCGGTGGTGACCGAGCTGTTTCGCGTCTTCGTGCGGCTCAAGCCGCGACCCGGCCCGGGCGTGCGCGAGGTCGTCGAGGCGATGATCGCGGCGGCCAGCCGAGACATCGTGCGGCCGCCCAAGCCGAAGGCGAAGGCCGTCAAGGGCGACCGTTGGGCGGTGCTCGTGATAGCCGACCCGCATTTCGGCAAGTACGCGTGGGCTCGCACGACCGGCCAGCAAGACTACGACGTCGGCATCGCGGCCACGCTCATCAGGGAGGCGTCACAGGAGCTGCTGTCGATCGCCGCATCCATGCGGCCGAGCCGGCTGACAGTGGCCACGCTCGGCGACGTGTACCACTACGACACGCCGAGCGGCACCACGACGAGCGGCACGCCGCTTGAGCGGGACGGCCGGCTCCAGAAAATGATCGAGGTCGGCACCGACGAGCTGCTGCGTGTCGTGGACCTGGCCGGAGACATCGCCCCGACCGACACGCTCACGGTGCACGGCAACCACGACGAGACGCTGACCTGGGCGTGGCTGCGGATCCTGCAGGAGCGTTTCCGCAAGGACCGCCGGGTGCGGGTCGAGGACACGTTCACGCCTAGAAAGTATTTGAGCCACGCCGGCAACCTGCTCGGTTTCTGCCACGGTCACCGGGCCAAAAAGCGGCTGCCGCAGCTCATGGCACTGGAGGCGGCGGAATTGTGGAGCCAGTGCCCCTACCGGGAGATTCACACCGGGCACTACCACCAGCAATCCGCTGAGTGGAGTCGGCCGATCGAGACGATCGACGGCGTGCTCGTGCGGGTGGCTCCTGCCCTGTGTCCGCCTGACGAGTGGCACGCACAGCAGGGCTTCGTGGGCAACAGGCAGGCGATGGAGTTGTTCGTGTACGAGCGCGGCGGCGGGCTGTCGAGCATGCACGTATCTGGACCACCACCAGGAGGACGACGGTGACACTGGACGAGAGCAACGCTGCCCTGCGGGCGGCTGTGACGGCACGACACGAGGGCATGGCAGCGTCGCTGGCGGGCTGCCCGCCGGCGCAGGCCGCGGCGGCGAGCGTGCTGTCGGACCCGTCGCCGTGTTGCGACGGCGGCCGCACGATCCCGGTCGACTACATCCTGCGTGGCGAGGCCGAACTGCGTGCGGCGGCCGCCGGCTGGAAGCAGACGGTCGAAGACGCCAGGCCGGCACGGCTCTCGCGGGAGGCGTCGCTGCGGCCGGGATCGGCCGAGTTCCTCGCCGTGCTCGACGAGCTGCGTGAGCTGCACCTGCGCAAAACACTCGACTACGGCGTCGATGAGGACGCGCTGTCGAACATTCGCACGAGCGCCGACTACGTGAACGTGCCGGCGTGGGCCGGCTGCGTCATCCGGCTGGCGGACAAGATGCACCGCCTGCGGGCCTACTTTCGCCGTGGCAAGGTGGAGTTCGACGGCATACCTGACACGCTCTTGGACATGGCCGCCTACAGCATCATCGCCCTGGTTCTGTACCGCGAGTCCGAGCGTCCATAACCCCTGCCGACCGACCGCCGTCCTGCCGTACCGTGACGGCATGGAGGACGGCAGCGTGATCGCGCACTACAGGCACCGCAGCGGCCAACGCGAGGCGATCCCGTCTCCGTCCGACGCTGTGTCGCTGGCCGCGGTCTACACGCCGACGCAGCAGACGTGGGGCAAGCTCACGTCGAAGAAGCCGGCCAGGCTGTCGCCCGAGGACATCGCCTTGGCCGCGTTCCGTCTGGGCGTCAAGCCGTCAGTCGCCCGTCAGGCCATCGAGATGGGGCTTTTCGATGGCTGACACACTCACTGCGACGATGCGGACCGTGATGATCTGGGACCGCACGGTCGACCAGGACATCGGCACGACCGTGTCTGCGAAGACGGACCAGAACACCTACGCGATCACCGACGGCAGCGGCAGCCGGCAGGCGGACCTCGTCTATGCGGCCAACCGCACGATCGCCGCAAACACGCTGGAAGAAATCGACCTGCGGGCAATCACGCAGACCACGCTCGGCGTCACCGTCAATTACGACTTCCGCCAGTTGCGGCTGGTGCGCGTGGTCAACACCGAGACGACGAGCGGCCGCAAAATCCGCGTCGGCTGCGATCCGGGCCGTCCCAGCGTCGCCTACGCGTCGGAGATCGGGCCGGGCTCCGAGTGGTTTTCAATCAATCACATCAACGCCTGGCCGGTCACGTCGACCAACCAGCTCATGTACATCGCCAACCCCAACGCCGCGGCGGTGAGCTACTCGCTGTATTTGGTCGGCACCTCCGTGGCACCCACCTGATGCCTCCCGTCCTCACCATCACCGGCCAACTGCGTCTCGCGGCGTCATGGGTCGACGACCTGACGCTGACGACCGTCACCGACTCCGCGTCTGTGCTGCAGACGCTGTCGCTCGCCAACGGCACCGGCGCCGGCCAGGTCAACGGCTACTGGCGGGACGTGCGCACCGTCGGCATCTCGGCCACCGACACGATCAACACGACGGCGCTGCCGCTGTCGGTCTTCGGCACGGCCGGCACGCTCAATCTGGCGAGCGTCAAGCTGATCTACGTCCGCAACCAGTCGGCGACGGTCACGCTGACCTACGACATCGCCGGCGCTAACTACGGGCTGCCGCCCGGTGCGGTCTTTTTGTGGACCGCCGGCACTGCTCCGACCAACAAGTGGTTCGACGCCGGCAACATCGTCATCGAAGGCGGAGCGGCGTCCGCCACATACGAGATCGTCCTGGCCGGAGTCAAAGCATGATCAGCGACGCACCGGTGATGGCGGCCGGCGGCGAGGCCACGCTGATGGCGCAGGTCGCCGCGTTCCTCGAGGTCGCCAAGGCCAAGGCCGCCGGCGGCATCACGTGGTCCGAGTTTGGCGAGCTGCTCGTGGCTCTTCTGCGGCTGTCGGTCGAGACCCTCGACGCCGTGCTCGGCATGAGCGGCTCCGAGAAAAAGGCGCTTGTGCTCGAGGCCGTGGCCGCGCTCTTCGACCAGCTCGCGGACAAGGCAGTCCCGGTCGTCGTCTGGCCGGTCTGGATCCTCGCCCGACCCGCCATCAGGGCGCTCGTGCTGGCGATCGCCAGCGGTGCCATTGAGATCGTCCTGCCGCTCACGAGGGCCGCCGAATGATGCCGCTCCTGCTCGTCGCCGTGGCCGCCGTGGCGCTCGCCTGGCCGTGGATTCAGGCCCACTACCACGAGTGGCGGTGGCCGCAGCTCGACAGCCGCCACCTGGCCGCAGCCGCGCTCGTCGCCGCGGCCGCGTGGTCGTACGTGGCCAGCTCGCCGGCCACGCCGGCGCCGGCCCCTGCCCCGGACCCGGCGGCGTTCACGCTGCGCGGCAAGTTCGTTGGGCCGGATGCCGCCCGGGACGCGGCGCTCGTCGCCGCCCTGTGCACCGAGCTGGCTAACGAGATCGAGTGGGACGCGAGCCAGCCCGAGCCGCTCATCCGTACCGGCGTGGCGTTCGACGAGTTGCGGGTGAGGTCGCGCGTCCTCCTATGCCGTGGCGAGTCGCTTGGGGCAAAACACCCGCTCGCGCGTCAGGCGATCGAGGACTACCTCAACACCGTCGCAGGCACCGCAGGAGGCCCGCTCACGCCCGAGCAGAAGGCAAAGTGGATCTCGGCCTACCGTGAGGTCGCCCGGGCCGCGGAGGCCGCCAGGTGAGCGCACCCAAGCATCCGTGGCGCCTCGTGGCGGCTGCGGCACTGGTCGTCTGGCTCGCTCTCTCCTTCTGGTGGGCGGCCGGCGAGGTACGGCAGCCGGCGATCCTGACCGGCTACGTCCCGGACCCCGAGGGCGTCGCCCGGTTCCTCGAGGAGCTGCCCGAGCCCTACTTCGCCCAGGCCGGCGCCGACGCCATGCGTCAGGCCGTGCCAGTCGACACGTTTCTCTACAGGCAGATGGACCGAGCGCACCGCGCCCGGTACGGCACGGCGTTTGTCGTCGGCCGCCAAGGCATCGGCGACTGCGTGTCGTGGGGCGCGATGCACGCCGTCTACTGCGCCGAGGCCGTGGACTGGGCGACGGGCAAGCTGTCCGAGCCGCCCAAGATGCCGGCGAGCGAGGCGATCTACGGCGGCGCCCGGGTCGAGGCTCGCGGGCGTGACGGCTCCGGGCGGTCGCCGGTCGGCGGGTGGAGCGACGGCGCGACAGGCTGGGGCGCGGCGCGCTGGCTGCGTGACTGGGGCGTGGTGTACCGCGAGGACGTGCTGGGGCACGACCTGCGGACGTACGACAAGAACCGCGCCAAGTCGTGGGGCGCGTACGGCTGCGGCGGCCAGGGCGACGACGGGAAGCTCGACGCGCGGGCCAAGCGGCATCCATGCCGGCACGTGGTGGCCGTAAAGACGTGGGACGAGCTGGTTGCCGCCGTGACCTCGGGCTACCCGGTCACGATCGCGTCGTCCGTTGGGTTCAACAGCGGCAACCGCGACGCCGACGGCTTCTGTGCAGCGTCCGGTACGTGGATGCACCAGATGGCGGTCATCGGCGTGCGGTTCGGCAACCGCACTGGCGGCCTCATTTGCAACTCGTGGGGCAACTACGTCGGCGGTGGGAAATTCCCACCGGATCAGCCAGACGGCACGTTCTGGGCGGAGAAGTCTGCCATCCAGCGAATTCTCGCGCAGGGTGACTCCTACGCGATCGGCAGCGTCGACGGTTTCGCGTACCGACAGATCGACAACGGCGACTGGTTCCAGCCTCCACCTCAGGGTGACCAATGACAGACCGCAACAGACTCGTGGCCATGGTCGTGATCGCCGTGGCGGTTGGCTGGTACGCCGGCTCCGGTGCGTCCCGCGATCCCAAGCCGCTCGAGGACCGCCCAGTGCTGCGGTGGATCGCGAGGGCCGCCAAGTCGCTCTTGTGGGTGGCCGTGTTCGTCGAGGAGCCGCCCGCCGAGCAGCACGCCGAGATCCGCTCGCACATCGGCTCCGACGGATACGTGGCGGTCGATCACGGACGAGGGTGGTGACACATGTGGCGCTGGATCGTCTGGTTCCTCACCTGGCTCTCCGCCGACCCGGCCGACATCGGCCGCGAGTCGGCACGCGCGGCTGCGTCGATCGCCGCGG